TCTGAAATTGTAAGTACCTTGAACCAGAAGTCTACTGAAGTAGTGACGCTATCAGCACTAAACTGAGATGTGTCCGCAACATCGATTCGGTGTATCCAATTTGTTACTGCTGGAGTGGTAATGCTGTCCGCGCTGAATTGAGAGGCATCAGCAGGTAATATCCTCCATTTGCCAACAACCTGATCAGTAACACTATCTGCACTAAACTGAGATACATCTATAGCATAAAGCTTCCATTTAGTGGTGGACGTGGATATGCTATCTGCACTGAATTGAGAGGCATCAGCAGGTAATATCCTCCATTTACCAACGACCTGTTCAGTAACACTATCTACGCTGAATTGGGATACATCAGCAGGTTCTTTTAAGACCCCAATTTTAAATTCATCACTATCATCTATATTGCTGTAATCACCATATGTAAATATTCTAATCTGCCAATTCTGATCTCTAGGTAAGTTGCTATCAAGCGTCCAGCTGTAAGACCCGTCATTGGGTGTCTGGTTGCTAATGTTAGATCCATAACTAGTACCATCCTTCCGTAGCTGGATGGTCATGTTTGTGCCAGCTGATATCCCAGACGTAGACCAAGTTATGGTATGCGTATCCCCCGGAAAAAGCACGGTACTAGAACTCGGACTTGTTACTGTTACTGACATATTATCCTATGGTAATTGTCCATACCGCTTTAATCGTATCTCCTGCGTCTAGAGTAAAAGAAGACGCTGTATATGTTGCAAATTCAGTTGCAAAAGAAGATGAGTTACCACTAGCAACTGAAAAGCTATTTCCAAGCTTCCATGTTGTTCCCGTGGCCGTGGATGCTGATACAAGGCTTGTGGTAGTCCCACTCTCATTGCCATCAAAGTATCCTAGCCATTTACTCTCGGATGTCCATGTGCAAATAAGAGCATCACGACTACTTGATGAATTGCCTGCAATTGTTGATAAAAGAAGAGCTAGTGTCCCAGTGCCATTACTTGTCCCATCACTCTTGGCTGTATCGGCATTGACATTACCAAATATTCCATCATTGCCGTCTTGCTGTGTCCATGCATTATTATATAGACCAACTTGAGACTGATAAGCAACCTCGCCAGGATAATCCCGCGTAAACCAACTAGAACTGGTAGTTATGTGATAGGCTGAAGCACCGGAAGAAGATCTCATATGAGCTGCTACTGCATTAATAAGACCGGCTGATAATTCGTTCTCCCCATGTTCTGAATGTAATGACTCCATTCGTTGAACGTCCTCAGGATGAAATACTTCAAGCGTTACCTCTCCCCTCATCGGGATCCTTAAAAATATATCTTTAGTTATGATCATTAATTGTCCGCCAATGTTATTGTCCAGGTAATATCCAGCTGATCCCCATCAACCAAGGCAATATCAGTTGGATCGTTTGTAGCATAATCAACGGAAAAAGAACCAGTACTAGCTACGTCAACACCCGCTCCATGACCCATTTTGAAACTTGCTATGGTTTTACTTGAATTGGCTTTTATGGTACCGTCCAACTTTAGAGTACCAGCTGTATTCCCGGAAGATGCCCCTCGCGTGTATGCCGTCCAGTAAGCACCGGCTGTATCGAGAGCAACAATTCCAGCTTGGTTTTCAGTGGCAGCAATAAAATTTTCAGCATCACCAGTTGCACCATTTAACGCTCCAAATTCTTGTGCTATTTGAAGTGATGTGGCAATTGCTGTTTTTAACTCAGTACTAATAGTATTCTTATAATTACCAACTTCTTGAGTCGTGCCATCAGCTTTGGTAATTACAAAACCAACCTCTCCTTTTAATCCTACTTGATCTTTCATTATGTATTAGTCACCGTGTACGTTTTTAAATCCTCATCAATAGCTATTACATCCACCGGATAAGCCTGCATATCCATCTTGTTCCAAACAATTTGACCGGTAGCGTACCTTACCAGATCTAGTACATATATGTTGTTTCTATCAGATCCGAACCGACAAAGCAATCTCTGTTTCTTTGGGTCAAAAATAATTCTTGTGCTTGAAAGACTGGCTGTACCCTGGTATACATCCTTGATTGGCTCGGTAATGGGTTTCGGTATAAAGTTCTGATCTAGTGCATATACATGGTCAGCTCCTGCAAAGAAAACCGTACCCATGGCCTGGCATACACTATTGTCTGCGATACATCCAATATTTTCCTCAGCTTCCAGTAGGCTGAAGGTTGCAGGATTCGATGACGGGATACTTAATCTATAGATCCCGCGCTCACATAAAACAACTAGGTCACTGAATATTTTGGCTAGGCCGGTTATGGCCCCGCCCTGTATATCTTTTATCTGAATAAAGTTTACTATAGGCAAGATGTCCGGCTGTAGTAATTCACTATAAATAATAAAGTTATCATAATCCTCTGCATCACCATCCGGATCCAGCCTGACGTTGGCCACATATAGGCGGCCATCTATGTATTGACCATACTTATAATTAACTACAATCTTGTCTAGCGCACCTAATGGATGATCTCCGGCATCAATGAGATCCCCATCAAATACATACATATCAAAAGCCGCATCAGGTGATCCAAAATAATATCCATTAGTCAATTCAATTGATAAGCCATCAGCCTCAGTTGTAAAAGCACCACTAACCTGTACAGCCTTTTTAAAACTGTTATATATAACTCTTTCTTGTGATGATGCCTTGGCCACCCAGCCATTTCTTTCATTCTTGGCCCAGTCCCATCCGTTTTCAAATATTATATCCTTGCCAGCATAACCACCTGTTGTGGCAGAGTCATTAACTGTACTTGCGTGAGGGCCTGTGCCTGAGCCATTGTCCTCAAATATTTTCCACGATCCATTCCATAGACTTGTCTGAAATCCATCAAATGTTATAATAGCGGTACTCGAAGATGAATACAACGCATCAATAGTATAAGTTCTTTGCGTGTTATTGCCGGATGCAATCCGATAATAGTAACCCGTGCTTGCACCTAGCTCTATCCACATGTTATTATGTCCTGATGCGGAAACAGCATAATCAGGTAAGTAAAGTTTGGTACCAACATTTGAGCTGGAGGATGTTGTCTCTTTATGTGCGTGAGTAGCCTTGGAGTTTACCGGGATGGTCTTTACATGAGAGTATACCGGAGCTATATCTGAGGTATCATATGACCTGTACATTTTAATTGCCGTAATTCTTTTATTAAAATTGTCTGTACTTAATGACAGGCCGACCTTTAAAAATAAACCGCCTGATGTGGTTTGATGTTTTGCAAAGCTCTCACCAAGAGGAATCTCCTGGTTGCCATCAAAGATTGGAACAAACTTGTAATAATAATAACCAACAGGATTATTTCCGTTACCGGTTGTTGTTATATCCGGATATCCCCAGGTGGATGGATAGCTAGGTGTTGCATCCTGGACTTCATAAGCACCACCTGAGTTTGGATCCCAACCACCAAAGAAATATTGCCTGGTTAAATAACCGTACCACCTGGCCTTGTTTGTGATTCCAGTTGCAAACCTTGCATGATCACCAAATATTAAAATTTTTATATCAGTTGTTCCGGAAGCTAGTGCGGCTCCTAATGCTGTTTGGGATCCCATCGTTCCGGAATATCTTTCGATAAGCCTGGCGGTCGTATCATATGTGAGCCAGTAATTAGTTGAGGCCACAATCCACTTTGCAGCCTGTACAAATGCCCTGGCACCCACCGCATCTCCTATTGCGACCCTACCCTTCCGCTTGGAGAGCTTACCCCTAACGTCTATTTCAAAATTAGCCGTAGCAGAACATGCATCCTTTGGAATGTCCTCGGGATCCATGTTAGTAATAAGTCCACCATCAAATATTGGTATACTAATTAATCCCATTACAATACGTCAGCTACCCTAGCAGGGCCATGTATACCCCTGGCTCCAAATTGTTTTCTTGTGTTTTCGCGATTCATCATATAGTTGGCCATGTAATCTTTTGCCCTTCCGTCGGACACATCCCAGTACATTTGTGCCTTTGCATAATCAACCAGGAACGGATGGTAAATTTGTTTTATGGATGGCTCATCTCCAGCTGTTGGAAAATCGTAAGGGGTACCGTTTGCCAGGGCTTTGAATCCCAGGCCGAGATCTCCCCAGTTTGAAAGCAATGTGGCCCAACTCGTATAGATGACATTCCACATTTCAACCTCATCATCAAGAGCTATAATAAGATCGTTATTATTAATGCTCCCAGTCTGGCTACCAATTATGAGAGTCCCTTCAAGATTGTCATCAATATAATCTGATACTACAGCCGACCAGGTTACAGCTGTTGTATATGCACTACCATCCCATCTCTTTGCATTTAAAGTCGTACCTATTACAGGTGCGCTACTAGTTAAGGTATCATATCTTAATTTTTTATAAGCTGTAGCAGAATCGGTAAGGTTGGTGGGTTTGGCCACATATCTAAAAGTACATAAAGCAGCAACACTGGGAGCTGGTACAAATACCATCCTATCTCCCTGGATATCAAAATATTCTGGAGTACCAGTTCTAAAAGTGTTATCACTCTTACGGCGATCTATAACTTCGTGACGCTGGAATAGCTCAAGGTTGGATCCCTTGAACTCAACAGTACTTACAAGTTCAACAAAATCGTTTGGTAGGGTTAGGTACTGATCACCGGCATCTAGGTAAAAAGAAAAGTCCTTTTCATAACACTTTGTATAAAAAGCAAAATCTTCCTGGGCTTCTTCTAGGTATTTCTTGACCTTCGTAGTATTGAAGTCATTACTGTCCTGGAATGGCAAACCAGCCATTACCCGGTCTACAAGACTTGACCAGGTCATGACTAAACTCGATTCTTAGTACCTATTCCACTAGGTGCTTCTGCTGGGTATCTTGCATTAAGAGCTGTGATCTGTGCTGTACCATTTGAATAAGCCGCTGCTGCACGATCCATTTTAGCATCCATTTTCCACAATTGGGATTCTGCTAGATCTATCACTACTTCATGCAAAGCAATGTTCATCTCACATTCAACAGCATCGGCCGCTATAGCTACTGGTTGTCTTAGATACCAGACATCTAATGCTCCTTCAGCTGATGAACCATCCACATAAACCTTCTCACCAAACACATATGCAACCGGATTGGTTGTACTGGTTGATAAATAAGTATTTTCTAATCTCTTTTGATCACCCGGTTCAATCATTGTACACCATTTGCCGTTATATATTTTTACAGCTATGATACCATTACGAATGGGTTGACCGCCATCTGAATGTGCGGTTAATACAGCATAAGTAATAGAATAATCTGACATCACCTGGTTAGATACAATTACTTGTAGCTCACCCAGATATGAGTTATGAACCAGGTTCACAACCGATCTCTGTGCAATGTTCAAAGCATCAAGCTTCGCCGTGGACGTAAAAGAAGCTTCAGCTGGATCTTCTAATCTCAGACCTAGCGTAGCTAACATTTCATTTCCTGTCATGTCATTTCTCCAAATTAATTGTTAATGGGATTCTGGGGGACCGCCATGGCCCCCCCGAGATCCCAAGGTTTATAGGGTAACTCTAATCACCCACTTCGCCTTATTTATCGCCGTATACTCAGGTTAGTTAATCGTCAGCAGTATCGTCCACATAGGGACGGTTCAACTCAACGTAGGCCATACCACCGCTAATAGCGGATCGGCCCATCATACCTTCAACAAGGTCACCAGCAACATCAGTATCATCTACAGAACCAGCAGTACTGGTTAAGTAACAGACACCATTGTCCGCAAAGCCAGTAAGAACTAAGGCGTGTCCTTTTCCACTAATCTGATACCAGCCATACTGGCTAGCAACATTAGCGGACATAGCAACGCCGATTCTTCCCTTCGCATCTTCGGTTGCAAGTGCGGTAACACCGGCTTCGTCAATCGTACAGACTGAACCGACCGCCGTGCTAGCCACACCTAATGCGTATATAAATTCTCCAACGCCTAGGGCGGTAGAGTCTTTATCTTCAGCACGGACAACCGTGCCGACTGGAACCTTTTTTGTGGTAGATGTATCGCTGATAGCTTGCGGATTTACCCAAGCTTCAGTAGAACGGAAACTCACGCCTTACCCCTAGTAAGCAGTGGGAAGACCAGTGATCTTGCCCATCATACGGGGGTTAGACATTGTGAGTGCACCGAGCCAAAGAACCTTGGCTACCCGAGCATCTTGGTTGATAGGCTTCTGAAAGCCTTCAAAGGCAAAGTTGCGTTTCCGATGATGTCTGAAACCGATGTATTTCTCATTTAAGAAAAAACACAGACCGGCTGGACAATGTTCGTCAACAACAACTGGAGTACCACGATATAGCAAGTTCTGAAAACCGGCATCTGCCAACGCTTTATCACTAGCACCAAAACGCTTCTGACCTGTGAGGGATTCCTCATAAGCATCAAAGACATGCTGGGTAGTGACAATTATTGTCGGAGTGTCGTTATCAATAGAACAGGCACCATACATTTTCCGGAACTCCCGGCCAATGCTGTTGGAACCAGAACTAGCAGAAACATCACTAAAAGTACTGGAGCCGGCGGCTTGCTCTTGAGCTGCCCACCAACTGTAATCAGCACGGGCGATTCCACCAACGGTACCAGAACTATCAATCATATTTTGAAGTCCCAGAAAACCGCTTGTAGATGCACCACTTGTCGTTACTGCTGAACCTGTATTATCGGAATACAACTGAACGCCAAACATGTCTTTAATAGACTTTTCAGCGTTCTTAACCTTGGCCTCGAGCAAGTCTATGACTCGCTCTGGACCACTATTCAAAGCTTCTTCCTTACCGGAGATAGAAATCGTAGCATAAGCCTGGACCCAATCATAGCTGGCATCTGTGAATACTTCCGTAGGGGTAGTATCCATAATGTCATAGCCAGAGTAGAATCCTTTGGCCGTTGATTTGCCGTATTCAAGGGGTTGTAGCACCTTGTTACCGCTTGCAGCGGCTTTTGATTTCCGTAACATCCGGTGAGTAAGAACATTTGAGTTGAAGATATTATCAACCATAACAGGAATATACTTATCACGAGTTAACGCAGATAAGTTATCATATGCTAAAGCCATTTATATCACCTCTACTCATATAGGTTGTACTCATTGAAAGCCAACTCACGAGCTTCATCATAATTTGCCGGTTTCTTAGTAGATCCCACCCGTTCACCACGGGCAGCACCTTTAGTCTCCGGTATTTCTTGAAGCTCTTTGGCTTTCTCCACTTTTGTAAGAGCCTTATTTAGAGCTGAGTCCTCAGCGGCTTGATAAGCGGTGACAGCATAAGCGGTTTCCAGATCCATTAGATTTTGATCAACAGCTACATTGAGAACCTGGTCCAAAGCTTCTGGATCATTAACCAGCTCTGGATGGGCAGCCGTTAAGGCCGCTACATCTCTTTCTACCTGTTTTTCCGCTTCCATTTGTGTCACCTTTGCTTCAAGCTCCACATACTTCTGATCAGATGTTGTGGTGTCCTGAGTCTCAGATAATTCCGGCTCCTCGGATACTTCGGAATTTTCCTTAAAAAGAGGGTGGTCGGTATCAATAAAGTCTTTTAGAGTGTCCATCAACTCATCATCTTGCTTGAGAGAGTTCCATTTTTCCGATTCAGCCCGGAGAGCTTTTCTCTCATTGGCGAGATCTTGGGAACGCTGAGTGTTCTTACGTTGCCACTCATCTTTGTTCCTTGAATCATTAATGAAAGACTTCATGTCATCAACCGAATACGTTTCGCCATCAATGTCGACCTCACTAAGCTCGACATACTCTTCCTCTTTTACCGAGGGTGCAGATTCAGTTTCAGCTGGTTGCTCAGTTCCTTGAGTCGCAGCTTCTTCTACGGTTGCTTCCTTACCGGCGGTACTTTCCTCGGACACTGCTGGCTGTTGGTCAAAGCCCTGAGTATTGGGGTGATCAGGTTCTCCCCACTCATCATTGGCTATTAATGACTCAGCCTCAGTTGTAGAGACTCTAACAGAGTCGCCGTATATAGTACCTTCAATTACATCATTCATGTTATTACCTCACTAGTTAAGTTTTTACACCTCACGTCTAGCACTCATATTTAACATTCTTTCGGCAAGCTCCGGATCCTCCGTCATTTGCCTGTAAATCTCATCTTCATCCCCACCCAGACCAGCAAGCTCTTCCTCACTTAGTGGTGACTGTCTTTGCTGTTCCGCATCAGCTTCCGCTGCCCGTTCTCCCCTCATCTTCTGCAAGAGAGCTTCTTTACCCGGAAGATCCACGTTCTCAATTATGAACTCAGGATCCTGGATAAGCCCCATCTGGGCAAGTTGTAAAATCTTATTCTCTACATACATCTTGTTTTCCGGTAACATAGAACCAGCCTTGGCCCTTACATTAAACTGCATTCCCTGGTACTCAATCCCGATAAAAGATCTTTGTTCCTCTATCTGGGTAGGTAGGACCACTTGAACACTGTGGGGCCTTAAACTCATATTCTGAATTGCGGCTATCCACATGGAGCCAAGAGTCTGTATAGCTTGGTCCAGTGACCTGGATTTAAAATCAATCTTGGTGGTAGCGGCCTGGCGGTAGATCTGGGCCTGTACACCACTGGTCACATTACTGGCCTCCTTACCCTGGGTAGCCTTATTAACTCCGCTAACCGTTTCCATCATATCATACAACAACTCATAAAAGTTGAATACATATCCTGGCATACTTGCCGGTGATTGCATGGAAACTTGGCCCGGTCCCTTCTTCCTTACCACGGCCCCTGGCTTATTTGAGATCTGGTCCACTACATCAGCTGTTTCATCTACTACCCACATAGGATTTGATGTTAAATGAATATTGTCAGCTATCTGGCTGGCTATCCGGTCCATGGCCAGGTTAATACTTTTTAATCTTCTTGGCTCAGGCTTGCCCCAGAAACTATGAGCGGATCCGGAGTTTTTAAGAACAATGTAAGGGAAAGGATGTGCCAGGTGGTGCCTTTTGTTGAAAAATGGATACTTCGTAGGACCATCATAAAGGAGAACACCATTTGCCATAACCACCTGGCGAACTTTTGTTGGATATTTATATTGTTTCTTTTTAACAGCCTTACCACTCTCATCTTCCATGTCTACATACTCGTGGGTCCCGTCACGCATGAAACACTCTATGACCAATGCACGCTCTTCCATTCTTTCCATAGCTTTTTTAGCTGAATCAAAGTAATGAGTTTCCTGTCCCTTGGTATCCGTTACCTGGATACGCTCATCAGCCAATGGAGCTGTATTCATTTTCATGGCTTCGTACTTTTCAAGATTTCCCTGGGATTCTACATACTCACCGTTTTCATACATGTCTTTTACTTTCCACATCGGCATGGGTGAAGCTTGCATAACCCATTCAGCATCTTCCAACTTGGTGGCTGAAGGATTTACATAAAAAGCAAAAGGATCCACAACGTCCGCATCCGGCATATCATCATCCTCATTGAACCGGACCTTTAAAATCCCGGTCCCGTAAATCAAGAAATCCAAAAGCCATTCCGGAACCATATTCTGTAAATCCCTAACAATCCATAATTCGTCAATCGTGGCTTGTAAGTTCTGTGCGGCCGCAATAGTAATGTCATCATACTCCACCGGCATAACATCAATCTTGGGCGGCCGGCTAGATAGGACCGGTACCATGGTGTCAATACTGGATGCGATCAACTCTAAAGTGACCTGATTCTGGTAATTTGGCATTTTAAAGCCCTTCCAGTGGTTTCCCATATATAGATCCTCAGAATCACGCCATACTGACTCTGTATCAGCTCTTGACTTCTTAGCCATATCAAACATCGCCTCACACCGTTTTATGAGCTTACGATCGCTCTCAGAGGGGGTATAATTTTGTGATGCCACTAATTTTCCTCCATTTCAGCCTCTAAGCCGTTTATTTGGCAAAATGCTGTTTTTGTGATGTCTTCAGCCGCTTTAGCTATTGAAAC